AAAATCAGTCCACATCATTAGAATATTATATCCATTACTAAATATAAGGTAATAAAGATGAACATGCTCATCATTTGAACATCGTACGGAAAATTAATCATCTTTTTTAGCCGCAATTGTTTTTATCTAAATCAATTGGTTTGTCGCCACTGTAAAACCATACATAAGATGAAACCTTCGTTCCATCCTGAGTATAGGTACATTTTTTGCCTACCGAGCAGGCGCTCAAGGCAAATAATAGGGCTAACACCAAGAATAATTTATTCATTTTGGCTCCTTTTGTTTTCATTCTCATATGTCAACGCTGTTGCGTTGTC